CAGCAACACCAACGACGGTGATAGATACAACACCACTTGCAATAGCGATTCCATTTACTATCTTCTGTAACATAATTTTATTTAATATCGTTTACTATATAGTCAGTCTTTCCAACCACCTGCTTTTAACCAGTTATTGTAGTGTGGATTATTCCAGTTATCACTAATCTCATAAGATGGAATGACAACCTCTTGGATGTATCTACGATTCTCCTCCACAAGTCTTACCTTGTGATCTATCTGAGCACCCCACCAAACTGCTGCACCTAACTGTGCTGCCAAGAATGTGAGTACTGGTATTGGAATGTTTTTCATTTTTCTGCTGCGTATAGTGCGAATGTAGAAGTAGTTATAACAGTCATCATGTTGGCAATATGTTGCTTGTCTGCTTCTACACATTTATTAGACTTGGCAACAAAACAACCCAATATGGTTGCACCCACTATTGCTAATTGAAAAAATATAACAAATCTTATCAGATTGATGACTTGTGTTTTTCTACTATTATGCTTCAATTAATGTACCAAATGACCTACGTATTTCACGTAGTTCCTCAAAGTCTTTTTTCTTTGTGCCACCATCATATGACCATGCGTACCCTTGAGTAATCATTTCTTCATTAAGTGACACATCCCCATCCCCGATATATAACCACCCCAATAGACGACCATATTTGCCGACGCCACCACTAAGTTCAGTCCTAATAGTAAGCTCGTCGTCACCAGTAATGGCATCAGCCAATTTCTTTTTGAGCCAGTTTGTTGCGTCGATTCCAAGTGCTTTCTCCTCTAAGTCACGAGTGCGTTTCTCAGGAGTATCGACCCCTGCTACACGAACCCTCTCTTTTTTGTATAGATCAAATCCAAGATCTATTGTAACATCAATTGTATCTCCGTCAACTACTCTGTTAATCTTCGTTACTCGAAAGTTGTAACAACTCTTCCGACTCGGTGGTATCATTGCTCCCATCTAGATCCTCCCAAAAATTCTCTAATGCACTATTTATAGAGTCATCAGGATCTGTTTTTTGTTCGAATGGTCTATAATTCTGAATTTTCTCTATCATCTCCCACATTAATTTCTCCTCAACCTCCAAGGCATGTGCAGGAGGATCTGTAACTGGTGCAGTACATCCAACTAATATAAGTGGTATTACCAAATATTTAATCATTCGGAAATAGATGATCATATCTCAGTATATAGTATATCACAATAGCAACTGAAATGACAAGTATCAATATCATAATATTAACACCATGAACTACTTCATTCATGATAGTACTTATTATAAGAAATTTCTATATCATCTAAACCTTCTACTTCTGATGGAGTTTCTATAATCTCAGGAGCAAATTGATTTTTTTCTTCTTCCTCCCAAATTTTTTTAATATCCTCTGCCTGAATATCAATATCTCTCATCGTATTTTTAACCTTAATATCAATCCATTTATTTTTTAACCACTCAATAATACCTGATGCAAGGAAAGAGATGGGAAACTTTTGTTTCTTTGCCCATCTCTCTGCCTTTGCATACCAAGGGTCTGTGCCCTTACCAAATTGTTTTTCGAAGTTAAATTTAATCAATCTCGTTGTCTCCAATCATCTGATTTATCATTTCTAAACCACTCTGCGATGTCATCTGCACCACTAAATCCTTTCTTGTCTGAGTTTGGATTTCCGATATCCAAATACTTCAGACAAGAACCATCTGAATCTGTTGACAATCTTCTCGCCTTACTCAACATACCTCTTGCTGACGTATTAGCCTTTGCTAATTTTTGTGCCCATATCATATCTGTCACACTGACTTCTGTTCCTGATGCAATGTCTTTACAGATTGATTCTAATCTTAAACGGTAATTGGTAGATAACATATACTAATGTGTATTATTAGTATTATGTATGAATTCAAACTAGATTCTCTTCCTGTTCTGTTAGGAGAGTAACACTATCGGAAGTGGGCATTGCTACGCATGTAAGAACGTAACCTTCTTCCATCTGATCATCATCTAAAAATGATTGCTCTTCTTGATCAACAGTTCCTTCTACAAGTTTCATAGCACATGATGAACATGCACCTGCTCTACAAGATGAAGGATGATCAATACCTGCTTCTTCGAGTGCATCTAAGATAGTAGTATCTTCGTCACATTCAAATGTTTCGGTTGCACCGTCAGGTGTATTAAGTGTAATAGTAGCCATAATTTTAATTTACGTGAATAATTCCAGTCATACCTGCACCTGCATGAGGGTCGCACTGGAACTCATAGTCTCCAGATTCTGGGAAAGTAACTTCGAAACTTTCCCCACCCATAAAAGCCAAGTCTGTGTGTGATAGTTCGGGGTGATCTTTAACCACCATATTGTGTGGTGGTAATTCACCATTTGTAAAAGTAACTGTATCACCAGCACTTATAGTAATTTCATTTGGTTCAAAAATTAAATTACCTCCTGATCCCATAATAATTTCAGCAGCATATGCCTTTCCACCTAAAAAGATGCAAGATACTAAAAGTAATGCTACTACCATACATCTATTAGTCCAATGAATAACGTGTTTCATTAATCCTCCTTTTTAATAGAATCCAAAGAAAAAGGATGTTCGTGTAGGTAAGGAACATCCTCTCTTGCATTCTTGACTGCTTCAAATGCGTCATTCGCATATTCGCAGATATGTTGTTCCATGTCTTGGTTATCGTGCCAAGCAAGTGTGTAATGGGACATGATAGTTTCAACTCCAGTACACTTGTATTTATTATAACATACTAGGTAAAAATACGCACTAATGTGTGGACGCGCACACTTAAAGTATAAATGCTAACAAAAATCCTATTAATACACCCTCACCAAAAGACAACCAAAGTAATTTGTAGTCT